TAAATTGATAATTGATGGCGAAAATACTTACCACCACTAACGCCAGTATTGCAAAGCCTAACACGTTGGCTATTAATGTATCGCGCTTTTGTTTGCGTAGTCTACGCTTTGAGGCTGAGTTCATTATCTTTATTCCTGTTTAGTAGTAGTAAGTTTATGCGGTAACACTGTCGCCAATGTCACCTGATAAACTTACTAGGCTGTTTCGTATTCTGTGGCGCTGTAATCAGCCGCCCAAGCTTCAGATATTTCGTTGACAGCATAATCGTAGATGCTTTCATCTGGTTCCTGATCATACTCAAACATATAAGCAAAGCTCGCGAGTCTCTTCCACTTGCTTTCCTGCTTAACGCTGGGGGTCAGTAAAACCATCTCACCCATATCGCAAGCCTCCACGTTATCCTTTATTTCTTTGTAGGTGTGGTGAATACCGTCGAACTCGCCTTCGCCATATACGGCTACAGAGTACCCGCGTTTAACTGCCCATTTGATTAAGTGTAGGTGTGCTTTTTGCATTGTAGTAGTCCTATGCGGCAGCGAGCCGCTGTTGTTGTGTGTATTACTTAGTCAGCAGGGTTCGCCATTGGTTCCCGCTAGGGCCATATTTATTTTATATAATGAAACAACAAAGCATTCACCAGATCTATAATGCTATGCCTACTATATATAGGTATATAGAGTTGCGCTGTAACCCGCGCCATTGCTGGGCTGTAACAAATGCCAGCGATTAGCACCTATAGCAATGCTACGGCATAGCCTAGTCAGTGATGCGCTTATACGGCAATACAGGGCCTGCTATGGCTATATAACTGTGGGTTATGGTTTAGGTTATGTTATCAGTGTAGACTATAGCATTGTGGCGTGGTGATTGCATAGGTCTGTATAGTACCCACTAGCACACTCTCTCTTCACTGTACAGAAACTCCAGTGACCAGATCAGCCTATACAGTCACGCCCCAGCCTGTGGATAACTATAGAGCCTGTGGATAACTCTGTGGATGACTGTATCGACTGTACTGGTCACGACTAAGGCTTTACAGACTGAGGCGGGCATGGTAGGGAGGGACGGGGGAGGGGGCGCAGGCTGCACAATTATTTGTAGTATCCGCCCAGATACAAAATAGGGTCAAAATAGGGTCAGAATAGGGTCAAAATAGGGTCAAAATAGGGCTTAATTAACCAAGGGTATAACTAAAAGCTATTAAGACTAAGCCTTTGATAACTATAGAGAATAGCAGAGCGACTGCGGAGCCATTGTATGCGTGAGATCCGCTGTAGAAGGTACAGGTTGAACAGGGCAACTAGAGGCTGTGTAGGTAACAAAATAGGCTAAATAACAAATAAGTGAATAAATAGCTTGACTTTCACTCAAAAGTGTGCTAGTATAGACTATATAGTTTGAACAACACGCTTTTCCACCCTTTAATGCTTTTCCATCTTTTCCATTGTAAAAGTAATTACTACTAGTAGTTCTTTTAATGAATGTTAAAGAGCTTTAGCGGTGGAAAAGAGTCTCTATAGACTATATAGACAAGAATCTCAATAGAGGTAATTCTGTGAGTGTTAACAAAAGAGTCGGTAGACCTAAAAAGTCTGCTGTAGCTAAGGTTACCAAGGGCAAGCGCAATAGCGTAGGTCGTCCTAAAGGTGACGCTTCCATCATTAACGAATACAAGGCTAGGATGTTAGCATCTCCTAAGAGTAGGAAGGTGTTAGACAGCATTCTCAACGCTGCGTTAGATGATGACCATAAGAATCAAGCAGCGGCTTGGAAGCTCTGCATGGATAGATTGTTACCCGTTAGTTACTTTGAGAAAGACAAGGAAACTGGCGGTAAGAGTGCTATTAACATTTCCATTACTGGTGTAGGTGGCGAGACTACCATCATATCTGGTAATGATGAACCCATTGATGGGGAGTACACAGATGCATAACATCAACAACGATTTAGATTACTTCACTAGAGAAGAGTTTGCCTGTCAATACACAGGTGAGAATGAGATTAGTGATAGACTCCTACTGAGATTGGACTTGTTACGTGCAAGATGTGGCTTCCCCTTCATTATCACGAGTGGTTATCGTTCTGAAGACCACCCTATAGAAGCCAAGAAGGAGAAAGCAGGAACTCATGCCCAAGGTATTGCAGCGGACATTAAAGTCACAGACGGTGTACAGCGGTTTAGGATTGTTGAGGAGGCTATCAAGATGGGCTTTTCAGGAATTGGAGTTGCTCGTGGCTTTGTGCATGTTGACATCCGCAACCTTGACGGTAATGAATCTCCTGTAATGTGGACGTACTAATATGGCTAGAGAAACTTTAGAACAACAAGCAATGCGTATAGCCCAAGAAACGGGGTTAGACTACAACAATGTCTTGCAAGGGTTACAGATGGGAGATATAGACTTTCAAATGGCCTTAGCTCCCTACTTTAACTACAAAGGAGCTATTGATCCTAGTATTGCTAGGTATCACGGACTCACCCCAGAACAAAGCAGAGGGAAAGAGTTAACTTTAAAAGGGTTTTCAGTTGGGGAACAAGGGGGTGGAAAGCCTTTTACCTACGAAGCCGCAGATGGTAGTTTAGTTTCTATACCAAAAGAAGCAAGCACAGTTAATGCTATAGACAGAGGTGCTACCGCAAATACGTGGGCGCATGAGTATAGACATCAGGAAGGAACAGACACAAGAAGCGAAAAAGGAAACAGAGTTATAGACCTAGCTACTGCTATGACTAAAAAAGATTGGTCAAAAGCGTTAAACTTTTTAAAAGACGATGTTTATAGAGACGTTCGGCGGCGACAACGTTCAGGTACTAAAGAAGAATTAAGAACTGCGGAAGAGACGTACAAAACCGCTAGTGATGTTATTAGACGAAACACAAAGAAAAACCCTAGTACACAAGATAAAGCTGATTTACAAAAGTTTTTAAAAACAAAGTATGGGTGGTACTTAGAAAGATTATATGGTGTAAAGCACGATAATACTGAAAAGTTCCCCATGAACAGTATGTTTAAAACGTTTATAAAGGAAGATTTTGATAATAAACTAAAAGAAGAACAAGCTAAAACAGCTAAGACATTTAAGGAAGCGTTGTAGCTTGGCTGATTTAAAGGTTGAGTTACTACCGTGGCAACAAAAGGTCTATGAAGACTCTACACGCTTTAAAGTTATAGCGGCAGGTAGACGTACAGGTAAGAGTAGGTTAGCCGCATGGTCGCTAATACTTAACTGTTTGTCATCTAAGAAAGGTCAGGTGTTCTATGTTGCCCCTACACAGGGTCAGGCTAGAGACATTATGTGGCAGATGCTACTGGAGCTAGGGCATAGTGTCATAGCCTCAAGCCATGTCAACAACCTACAGATTAAGTTTGTCAACGGTGCGTTGCTAACGCTGAAGGGTGCTGATAGACCAGAGACTATGCGTGGTGTTAGCCTGAAGTACTTGGTTATGGATGAGTATGCTGACATGAAGCCAGAGGTGTGGGAACAAATCCTACGCCCTGCTTTAGCGGATCAGAAGGGTTCTGCTATGTTCATTGGTACGCCAATGGGACGTAACCACTTCTACGAGCTATTCACCTATGCAAGTGTTTCTAAAGATAAAGACTGGGAAGGTTACCACTTCACCAGCTTTGACAACCCACTACTAGACCCTAACGAGATCAAGGCTGCTGAGAAGAGTATGTCAGCCTTTAGTTTCCGTCAGGAGTTTATGGCTTCCTTTGAGGCACATGGCAGTGAACTATTTAAAGAAGAAGATGTATTGTTTAGCGAAGAGGAGCCAACAGATGGTGAGTATTATATTGCTGTCGATTTGGCAGGATTTGCAGACGTACAGAAAGCAACTACCAAAACTGCACGACTTGACCAAACAGGCATTGCCGTTGTTAAAGCGGGCGTGGAAGGCTGGTGGGTTGCTGATATCATATATGGGCGATGGGGCGTTGAAGAGACCGCCAGACGTATCTTCGGGGCAGTCAGCAAGTACAAGCCAGTCGCAGTCGGAATTGAGAAAGGAGCGTTAAAGAACGCTGTTAGCCCTTACCTCAATGACCAGATGAAGAAGAACCAACGCTTCTTTAGAGTGGAAGAGTTAACCCACGGCAACAAGAAGAAAGTAGACAGAATAGTATGGGCATTACAAGGACGCTTTGAACACGGCAACATCACATTAAACAAGGGTAAGTGGAACACAGAGTTCCTAGATGAGCTATTCCAGTTCCCTAATCCATTAGTCCACGATGACTTGATAGATTGTTTAGCATACATAGACCAGTTAGCTAAAGTCTCCTATGCTTTCGACTATGAAGAAGAAGACTACGAATTCCTAGATAAATACGCAGGGTATTAACTATGTTAGAAGATAAAGAGAATTTCGCTACAGAGCAACACCTAGAAAACTGGGTAATCCAGAAGTGTGATGACTGGCGAGATCACTTCAGTGCTAACTACCAGCAGAACTTTGACGAGTACTACCGCCTATGGCGTGGCATCTGGTCTGCTGAAGATCAAACTCGTAGGTCAGAGCGATCTAAGATTATCTCCCCTGCCTTGCAGCAGGCTGTAGAGTCTTCCGTTGCAGAGCTAGAAGAAGCTACTTTTGGCCGTGGTAAGTGGTTTGATATTAAAGATGACGCACAAGACGGAGAAACAGCAGACATTGTTTTGCTACGTAATAACCTAGACGTTGACTTCAAGAAAAACAAAGTACGTAAAGGAGTAGCTGAGTGTTTGATTAACGCAGCAGTCTTTGGTACAGGTATTGCTGAAGTTGTGCTAGAAGAAGAAAAAGAAATGAAGCCTGCTTCTCAACCTGTAATGGGCGGTGAGCTACAAGCAGTAGGTGTTACCATTGCTGACCGTACTTGCGTTAAACTACGTCCTGTCATGCCACAGAACTTCCTCATTGACCCTGTTGCTACAGACATTGACTCAGCACTTGGTTGTGCAGTAGATGAGTTTGTTTCTTCACACCTTGTCGAACAGTTGCAAGAGAAAGGTGTTTATCGTGATGTTCCTTTAGAGTTAGCTGCTACTGACTTTGATATTGAACCTGATCAAGAACTATCTAACTATGACGAAGACAAAGTACGATTAACTAAGTATTATGGTCTTGTTCCTCGTCACTTGCTTGAGCAAGCAATGAAAGATGAAGATGCTGAAGAAGAAGAAGTATCGTTTGATGAAGATGAAGATGATTCCTACTATGTAGAAGCTATGGTTGTTATCGCTAACAGCGGCACACTACTCAAGGCTGAAAAGAACCCGTACATGATGCAGGATCGCCCAGTCGTAGCATTCCCATGGGATGTCGTTCCTAGCCGCTTCTGGGGCAGAGGAGTATGTGAGAAAGGGTATAACAGTCAAAAGGCGTTAGACGCAGAACTACGCGCTAGAATAGACGCTCTTGCACTAACCATCCACCCAATGATGGCTATGGATGCTTCTCGTATGCCTAGAGGCGCTA